TTCAGGATAGACGCGCTTGCCATCATCCCGGAGAATTCCGAAAGACATCACCCATGAAACGGCTCCGTCCTTGACGTAGGTAGCCTTCACCGGGTCCATAATGCTTCCCACGTTCATCGTGAACCGTGGGGATACCTTGCCTTCGTAACCGAAGGCCCGGGAAATGATGAAAGGCTGATGAGTATGCCCGAAGATGAAGTTCTTGTCGGACCCGTACCGCTTTATGTACTTAAGGTCCCAGGCGCTGGGCGTAGCTGCGTACCCGCCCGACTCGTGTCCGTGAATCGCATAGGTATTCGTGGCTACTCGGAGCGGTCCGTTCACGTACGACACGGAGAGCTCGTCAAGCTGGAACAGTCGTGGTATTTCAAGGGCCGCAAGAGTGGTCAGTGGGAACGCGTACCTTTTGATGAACTCCCGGATGCGAAGATCGTGGTTTCCCTCCATCCAGAGGATCTCACTGTCGGGGCAGAATTCCCGGAGCGGGAAGAGTACTTCCTTGCGGAATCCGTCTATATCCTTCTGTAGAGTCTCGGCGTACTCACCGGCATTCCCCTTACTCCACTGGGAAACCTGGGGAAGGTCGATGGCATCACCGATCTGAAGAATCGCATCAGGCTGAAGCTCCTTGGCGACACCGATGACCTTCTTGAGCATCAGTGCGTCGTGGTATGGGTACTGGATGTCCGGAAGAATCAGTGTGGTTCGCATAGAAAGATCATAGCATATGTCTTGGTATTACCACATGAGGTCAAGTTCAGGGGACACCTGCCTCTACGACTGTGAAGACTGGCCCTGCACTACCGCCAGCGCGATATTGGACTTCGTAAGGGATCTCGAAGACAGTTCGATCATCATGCTCGCGGAGCAGGCCTTCAAGGTAGCCGATGATCAGTGATCCCCAGGCCCACCTGTCGGTGGTCCTGAAAGTCCTGAGTGGCCGCCTGAGGGCCAAGCACAAGTCGTGGTGCACCCTGTGCCACCGACGCATCCACAAGGGCCAGGAGATGGCACGAGAGGCTTCAGGAAGGCCGTTCTGCTGGCCCTGCCATGTCTGGAAGTACGAGAGGGAGAATCATGACCAAGGGTGATCTTGTCCAGGTGTCCGCTCCGGGTTACGCCACCTTCCAGGGCGTGTTCCTGATGGAGGTGGAAGCCCTGGACGGACGACGCCTCAGCGTCGTTCAGTTCGAGTGGGAAGGGAAGCAGGACTTCGAGCTCTTCCCCTCCCACCACGTCGAATCTCTGATGTGACCGACGTCACACGGCTGAGGTCTTGACAGGTTTTGGGGGTCTCAGTACACTAAATCTTGTATCCTTTGAATTGTGTTTCCAGGCTTGGAGGCCCCAGCCGACAAGCCGTGGATGTGTGATTCAAGATCTGGGATTTAAGGACAAGTCTATTCCAAGGGGCCCCCTCAAGGGGCCCCTTTTGAATCTAAGGAGAAGTGCATGCCGATTCCGTACAAGTCAAGAGGTACTGCTCCCCTGGGAAGCAATACCAGGGGAAGAACCAAGCATCAGGAGCAGTACATGGAAAACATGGAAAGCCCCTATCCATCTTGGCATGTAGATGCAGAATGTTCTGAGTATGATCCTGACCTATTCATGATCAGTACGATTGACAGTCCTGACATCATTGCTCTTGCAGTTGATGGCTACGTTCCCAACGACAAGGATGTCAGGAATGTAAATCTTGACAAGCTTGGAGAAGCCAAGGCTGTCTGTGACAGTTGCTTGGTTCGCAAGGAATGTGAAGAAAGTGCAAACGAATCAGATCTTTACTGGACCATCAGAGCTGGAAAGACAAGGGGTGTAGGACGACCTGTAGGCCGTCCCCCTATCAAGCCTCCTGTCATCCAGGATGAAACAACTACTTCTGAGATCAGATTCCGTGATGGAAGGCTGTGCCTTCGAGGGCACGGCAATCAGTGGGCAATTGATGGCCGTAACTCCTATCGCTGCCTTGAGTGTGACAGGCTCCGCAAGGAGGCTGCTGCTCATGGTGCAAAGATAGAGCCCGTAAGGGCTCTTCCCAACTCTGAGACCTGCATCAAGGGTCATTCCGAGTGGCGGATTCACACCACCAAGGGACGGGAACGCAGGATCTGCGTTCCTTGCAAGCGTGAAAGAGATCGCCTCTTCAAGGCAGGTAAGTCTGCTAAGATGAAGGCATGACCGTTGATCACCTCAGTTACAGTCAGTACAACTCGTATGTGAAGTGCCCCAGGTCCTGGTACCTGGGGAAGGTTCGGCAAGCAGAAGAGAAGCAGACTTGGTACATCCCTATCGGATCTGCATTCCATAACTGGATAGAGGACCGCCTTAAGGGCGGTCCTGAGAAGACAACCGAAGAGTACTTCTATCCCCTGATCGAAGCTCAGATGGAGATCGAACCCGACACCACGAAGTGGCTGGCGGGAGGAAAAAAGGACGATCCCATCGTTGAGGACAAGGCACTGGCACTGCTGACGCAGTGCCAGGAGAAAGCCGTAGAATGGCTTCAGGACTTCGAAGTCTGGGAAGTGGAGTATGATGCCACGGGCAGCCTTCCGGGCTGCCCTGTACCGATTGTGGCCTTTGTGGACGTGATTGGCGAGCACAAGAAGCATGGTCCCAGCATCGTGGACTGGAAGACCGGCAAGAACAAGGACAGGTTCCAGTTGGAGACCTACGCTGCCTTGCTGAAGCACAGTCCTCAGCCGACCCTCAGGGAGGCTGATTTCAACACCGGCCTGTTCGCCATGGTTGCACCGGGTGCATCTCTTCCCCGCCCGATTGACCTGTCCAAGGTCAGCCCCAAGGAAGTCGGGGCAAAGTACCGGGACGTCTACCACAAGATGCTTGCCAGGATGTATGGTGCCAACCAGGGCTTTGACTGCCGGTTCTGCTTCCACCAGGACAACTGTCTGGCTAACCAGACGCTCGCCACCAGGCGAGCGTTGTACTACGATCGGAGTTCTCGTGACGAGCCTCCCTATTGATGCAAAGTGGGATGGAAGTCCATGCAGCCATCTGGGTGAACTTTTCACCTCAGAAGATGGCCTTGTGGTGTATTGCTATCAGTGTGAATCTGAATGGGTGAGGTCCAAGTAATGGCTGAGATCAGGTTCACCATCCCTGGTGCACTCCAGTACTCCAACGTGGTTGTGACCGCCACACCCGAAGAGCTTGGACTGAAGGATCTGGATGCCTACAGTCTGGGTGTGGCCAACACTGTCTTCCTGAATCTGTTCAATCAGGGAGTTCAGCAGGGTAAGGGTATTGACGTCTCGCCCCCGAAGGGCGAGACTGATACTCGGATTGTTGAGAATGCCCTCCAGTCTGAGTCGGACAAGCTTCTGATTCAGGCCAACATGGCTGGTCAGTCGATGGAGGAAACCAAGGCCATCCTTGAGGCTGGACTTGGCAGCACGACTGAAGTACCCTGGAAGAAGTCAGTGAAGGCAGCGCCTAAGGTCTGGGAGACCGAAGAGGCAAGTGCCGTAGCTGATGACGATGACGATTTCTAATTAGGAGAACACGTGGCTACGTTTGACGAACTGTTCGGCAAGAAGGAGTCTGGCGCCTACCTCAAGTGGAACGAGGTGGGTGACGCCTTCGCAATGGAGGTGACCGGAGAGCCGGACCCTCGCTCCCCGCAGAAGGATTGGCAGTCCGGCAAGACCAAGCACATGGTGCAGGTCAACGACGGTGACAAGTGGGCTGTCAAGACCGAAGGTGAGTTTGACGGAGATGCCGTCTACAAGCACTTCCCCCTGACTCAGATCGCCGTTCCGGTCCGGGTGTACCAGAAGTCCACCAAGTCCGGAAAGGTAGAGGACTTCGAGGCTTTCGACACCGTCTGGGAGCTGACCAAGGAGATGACCGACAAGCTCAAGGAGGAGATGGCCGAGACTGGCATCCCGCTTGAGAAGGGCACCAAGGTCAACGTCAAGTTCCTGATCGACGGCAAGCCCCGCAAGTTCTCCGTCAAGATGAAGGCTGCCGAGTAATGGCTTCCGGGTTCGCAGATGATGCCAGTGATCTGATCTGGAACGCCCTGACCGAGGCCGCCCAGGCTCACGCTCCAGGGTATGGCCTGGGGGGCACCCTCAGTACGGCTTATGAAGAGGGCGTGCGGGATGCCATCGCTCTGATCCGGGAGTACTTCGAAGAGTAGTATCCAGACGGCCCCTTCGGGGGCCGTCGTTCGGGCTGGGGGCATGGCGCCCTAAACCGGAATGCAGGTTCGATTCCTGCCCAGTCCACGCAGTAAGTTACTCGCCAGTACCGAAAATCTCCAGAAAGGGCAGCCGTGAACGTTCAGATGCTGATTGAAAAGCTTCAGACGTTTGGACCGTATCTTGATGTTCTTCTCGCCAGCGATGAAGATGGAAATTCCTTCCACCGGGTGGGCCTGGTGAACACTGAGCAGTTCGATGACCCCTCTCGCTACGCCCCGGACCTGGATGAAGAGGGCGACACTGCGGTGGTGATCTGGCCGTGAGTGGAGCGTGTACTCACCCCGCCATGCGCCAGGGGCCTGATGGCAACTGGTACTGCACCGAATGCAACCAGAGGGTGTACTAGTTGAAGACTCTGCACAACACGGTCCTGCGAGGGGTGAGCTCCGGCGAACCCCTCCCGGATCCGTTTCCGATCTTCGGGCAGAAGAAGATGCACTTCCGCCGGGGATCCATCTCGATGATCGCCGGTCCTCCTGGTTCCATGAAGACCGTGCTTGCGCTGAACATCGTCCGCCGGATGGGGCCCGAGGTTCCGACGCTGTACCACTCATCCGACAGTGACGACTTCACGATGGCCTCACGGTCCCTGGCGATGCTCTCAGGGATCGAAACAGACGCGGCTGAGGAATTGGTCATGGACCGTTCCCGAGACGCTTACAAGGCCCTACAGGGCTTCGAGCACATCCGCTGGAGCTTCCGCTCCAGCCCTACTCTTGAGCACATGTACCGTGAGGCTGAGGCTTTCCGGGAGATCAAGGGTACCTACCCTCACCACACCGTGATCGACATCATGATGGACATCGATTACGAGGGGGCGGGGGAACAGAACTACTGGGCCTTGATGGCTGAACTTAAGGACATGGCCCGTGATCAACAGACAGCTATCACTGTGGTTCACCATACATCGGAGTCGGCTAAGGGTGGAACTCCACCTCCAAGGTCTGCCATCATGGGCAAAGCCAACCAATTGCCGACGCTCATTCTCACGCTTTGGGGTGACAGCCATGCTGGAAAGCTGGACGTCGCTACGGTAAAGAATCGCTTTGGGCCCCAGGATGCGATGGGTAACAACTTCTTCCCGCTCGTGGCAGACCCCGCCAAGTGCTGGATCGAAGAGGCGGAGCCTGGCCACTGGCAGACGTCGTGGCTGTTCGACAGTCGGACTGCAAAGTCCGATGAAGACGAGGAGTTCTGATGTGTTGTAACGAGCCCTGCTTGACGAGTCACTGGCAGAACGGTAAGTTCGGTTTCCTCTGCCTCAACTGCCAGACGTTCACGGAGACCTCATGAGCTGTTACTACGGTGGTGCGCACGTCTGGCAGGACATCACCATCAATGGTCAGCGGATGCAGCAGTGCATCAACTGCCAGGTCACTATCCCCGGTTAGGAGGAATCATGTACCAGGTCTGCCCGTTCTGCGGTCGCATGCAGTGCATCTGCCGCAAGGAGAAGTGATGGAAGACGAAGAGTGCGAGCACGACTGGGAAGTGGAGCGCAACCACAGCCCTGACGGTTCCTACTGGTGGAACGAGACCGTGTGCATCAACTGTGACGCGGTAAGGGAGTTCGATGATGAGTAGCGACGAGCGCAGCCCGGAGCGATCCGAACGACTGGTTCAGTACGAGTTCAAGGTGATTGTTCGGGTGTCCGAGAACGCCTGGCCCGAGGAGCTCCGAGCCTGGATTGGTGAGCGCATCGACCACGCCAACATCTGGACTTCAGGTGCGAACCAGGAGCTGGTCCGTGTTCAGTCCGTGGAGCGAGTCCATGACGGTTATTGATCCCGAGGAGACCTGTCGGGAGTACGGCCACGAGTACGAGAGGGAAGTCGTCGGCAACCTGATCGTGGCAAAGTGCGATTGGTGTGGCGACAGCTTTGAGGAGGACCGTGAAGACGTACACGATTGAGTTCTACATCACCCTTCCTGATCCCGAAGAGGGATGGTGCGCTCAGGGCATCGAGACTCTTCTGTACAAGCAGGGCCTGAAGCACTTCCCCTACGACTGGGGTACTGGCAAGGTCCTTGCAGTCGAAGACTATGACGAAGAGTAAGATCTGTAAGGATTGTCAGGGGCAGGGCTCACGCCCTGCCCCGTACCCTGGTCCAAGGTGTGCAACACACCACCGTGAACGTAAGAAGCTACTGAAAGAGCAGGCTCATGGCAGGCATATTCAGGCGACGTACGGAATCACAGCAGAGCAGTACGAGCAGCTCCTCGAAGCCCAGGAAGGAGTCTGCTTTATCTGCCGAAGAGCAAATGGTGCAAGTCGAAAGCTGGCTGTCGATCACTCCCACGTATCGGGGTTCGTTCGAGGACTTCTGTGCGGACCTTGCAACAAGGTGCTCGGACACCTGAGGGACGAATGGGAGGCCGGGCATCGCATTGCGTGGTACCTTGAATTTCCCCCAGCGTTTGATGTGATTGGAAAGGTGAAGCCTGATGATGCCGACTGACTATCAGCCCTACTATGGGATCATCCTCAATCTTCCCTGGCTGGCTGATGACCTGGCTGACGAGCTTTCGAGCGAGGATTTGATTCAGTTCATCCTTAAGATGGATCTCCGTAAGGCCGACATGGACTTCACCACAAAACTGTATGCTGCGATCGGTGACGCACTTCGGAAGGGGCTGGACGTAGATCATGACGGCACGCAGGAAGCTTGAGGAGAAGATCAGGTCTGCGTTCACGACGCAGTACTTGAAGGATGCGCTCGACGAGTTCGAGCGAGGCTATGCTCACGAACTGGCTGAGAAGATCCGTAACTCTGATGAGTTGCGGGACCTGACTGACGACCACATGAGTGACTGCTATGCAGCAGCCGACCTTATCGATCCTGAACTGGAGTACTGAGATGCCTGAGAACTACGACGAGATGATGAACAAGACCTTAGAGGCCTACGGTCAGTCGACCGGATCCATTCCCGACCCTCAGACGTTCACCGTGGTTGAGCAGCTGGTGTACGAGTACGTGCGAGAGGAAGAGAATGGATCTTAATCAGGATGAGATTGATCTTCTGATCTACATGGTCGAGAGTGTCTGGGACAAGATGAACCACTTCCAGAACGGCTGGACCGACGAGGAGTCAGAAGCGGCAGCCAGTCTCTATGAGAGGGCGAAGCTTGCGCAGAAGCAACTCAGGTCCGAGTGATAACGACAGTCGGTTCTCGGTAGGTAAGATCCTGGAATACTATGGTGGGGACTACCCCACCGAGGATCTGGGTGAACGACCCTACCGCTGTCCATTTCATGGTGAACGAAGTCCCTCTGCTACGGTCAACACGTCAGAGGGGTGGTTCAACTGCTTCGCCAACTCCGAGTGTCCTCGGGGGAATGCGATTCAGATCATCATGAAGCAAGAGGGGATGACGTATGCCAGCGCTGTCAAAAGAGCAGAAGAGATTTCTGGAGAAGTACACCCTCCAGTACATGGAGCACCTGGACGAAGAGGCGGAGTATCTCGAAGGGCGGGGGCTTCTGGAACTCGCTCGGTCAAGAGGCCTTGGCGTAGTTCGTAATCCTCCCCCTCAGCACAGCATGTTCGAAGGCTCCATCGCCATCCCTTACCTCACCGACTTCGGTCCGGTGAACATGCGCTTTCGGTGCATGAAGAACCATGACTGCAAAGAGTTCAATCATGGGAAGTACTCCATGATGAAAGGCTGGCACGCCAACCTCTACAACGTCCAGCAGTTCTCGGAGGCTGAGGACTGGATCGCCGTGACCGAGGGGGAGTTCGACGCCCTGACGCTTCAGGCGTCAGGGATTCCAGCGGTGGGAGTGCCTGGCAGTACGATGTGGAAAGAGCACTGGCCCAACGTGTTCGAGGACTTCTCGATCGTCTACGTCTTCACCGACGGAGACACGGCGGGGGAGAAGATGTGGGAACGCTGGTCCCATGAGGTAAGTAACTGCGTGCGTGTTAAGATGCCCTCAGGTGAGGACGTCAACTCTTTCTTCCTCCGCCATGGAGCGGAGGCTCTGAGAGCAAAGGTGAAGCGTTGAAGATCTACGAGATCGTGAACTACTGCTCCCGGGACGAGGGCCTTGAGGCCCGGGACGTGATCCACCGCTATCTCAGTAAGGATCTGGCGGAGAACGAGTTCTACTCACTCGCCATTACGATCCGTCCCGAGATTGCGGACTGGAGCAAGAATTACACCACGGTAGAGGTCACCCCCACGGGTGGCCTTATGTCCGACTACTACTGCCTTGAGGAGCATGAGACCGATGACTAAGCATGTCATTGAGATCCAGGTAGAGCATCACGACTGGAATGGTGTCGATTTTGACGTGGACTGGCGAGAGAGTTGCTCGGGCAT